TTTAGATAATATGGACCCCAATGATTTAGAAGCATTGATGGCTGACCTGCCCCCAGCGTATCGCTCTAAGCTTGCACCAGATATGGGAGATGTGCAAGAAGACATGCTAGAGCTTGTGCGCGGAATGGAGCCTCGTGATGTTGCAGATAACTTACAACTGTTTAATAGTTTAGGAGAGCTTGAAACTTATGCGAAAAACCTTAATCCTAGAGAAACTCGTGAGTTTATTTCTAATGTTTCGCCTGAAGACTATGACATGTTTAAAGGATTTAAAGGGCTTATTCAAGAATTAGGTCCACGAGAAATGAAAGCCCACGGCGGTATGGTAGGTCTTCTAATCCCTACTGAAGGCATGAAGCCTGATGCAGAGATGGAAGACGATTACGTTTCATACGTTATGGATGAAACACTATCAGATGATGAAGTAGAATATGTCAACAAAGCACTAGAATCTGATGACAGACTTAGTGAATTGTTTGATAAAATTGTTTTATCGTCTGCAGAATTTAAAGGTGCAGGTGAAGTAGACGGTCCCGGAACAGGCACTTCAGACGATATTCCTGCACGACTTTCAGACGGTGAGTTTGTATTCACCAAAAAAGCAGTAGACGTTATCGGCGTAGAAAACTTAGAAAAAATGATGAAAGACGCTGAAGAACAAACTGAACGACAGACTAAGGCAGTTGGTGGAATCATTAATGATCCAACCCAAGATGAAAAAGCCATGCTGCCAGATGAAGCTATGGACGACGAACAAGTTGCAGAGCAAATGCTCGGTGCTAATCGTGTTCCTAGCTTAATGCGACGATAAGGCTACCTAGACTTTCTAGCCCCTTATCACAACAATAACCTTGAGGCCACCTTGTAATCTCAAGACCCTAGAATTACTTCTAGCCACCTTGAAAACAAACAAGCCCCGAAAAGGAGTAAGACATGACTGAAGCACAAGAACCACAAGCTAATCCATACAATGCAAATAAATCTTGGCACGAGGAGTCAGAAGCATCTAACGGATCAGCAGAGAGTCTATTTTTCGAATCAGAAGGTTCCGATGAGGCTACCCTAGAAGAGGCCCCTCAAAAGCAAAAAGGAACTAACTATAAAAAAAGGTATGACGACCTAAAACGACATTACGATGAAAGGATATCAGAATTCAAACAAAAAGAGCAAGAGTTGTTGGCACTAGCTCAAGAGGCTCAACCAACATATCAACCTCCAAAGTCTGAAGAAGAACTTGAACGGTTCCGCACTGATTATCCTGATTTGTATGAAACCGTAGAATCTGTTGCACATCTACGAAGCCAGAAAGAAGTACAAGCCCTTCAACAAAAGATGCAAGTTATCGAAGAGCGAGAAGCAATGATCGCACGACGTGAGGCTGAAACTAAGTTGCGAGAGCGCCACCCTGACTTTGAAGATATTCGCGGAGATGATGGTTTTCATGAGTGGGCTAAAGGACAGCCTGAAGAAATTCAGAACTGGATCTATAGTAACCCAAACAATGTTGGATTAGCAAGTCGTGCAATTGACTTTTATAAGATGGAAATGGGTATAGCTATTAATGCTCAACCCAAAGCTCAGTCAAGTCGCCAAAAGTCCAATCGTAATGCTGCAGATATGGTATCTACAAAAACAACAACCGTAGACACTAAGCAGCCTAAAGTTTGGACACGACGGGAAATAGCTGCCCTGTCTATGGACGACTATGATCGCTACGAAAAAGAAATTGATCAAGCCGTCATGGAAGGCAGAGTAGTTAACTAACTTTGTTTTTTATTAGGAGATTTTAAAAATGGCTAGTAATACATCCGATCAGTATTTTGCTCAATCATCGGGGAGCAACTTTTCTGGCAATAACTTTATGCCGGAAGTCTATTCCAAGAAGGTACTTAACTTCTTCCGTAAGGCATCTGTTGCAGAAGCTATCACTAACACTGATTACGCTGGTGAGATTTCTGCGTTTGGTGATTCAGTTAAGATCATCAAAGAGCCAGTAATCACTGTCGATCAGTACGAGCGTGGCGGTTCTGTAACTGCAACAACTTTGACGGACAACGAAGTAACTCTTGTTGTTGATACGGCGAACGCATTCAAGTTCATCGTTGATGATATCGAGTCTTCAATGTCTCACGTTAACTTTAAGGAAGTTGCTTCATCTTCAGCTGCTTACGCACTGCGTGACGCATTCGACACAGGCGTAATTGCTAAGTTGTTTGCGGGCGTTTCTGCGTCATCTCCAAACCACATCCTTGGTTCGGACAGCGCAACTGATCTTGCGGCTGGTACTTTTGACGGTACTGGTAACCTTGACATCGGCTACGCTTCTGGCGAGCATGATCCAATTGATGTTCTTTCACACATGGCACGTCTTCTTGACGAGCAGAATGTTCCTGAAGAAGGCCGTTGGTTCCTTGCTAACCCAGAGTTTTACGAGCAGCTTGTACAGACTAGCTCTAAGCTCATGAGCGTTGACTTTAACGCTGGTCAAGGTTCAATCCGTAACGGTCTCGTATCTTCTGGTAAGTTGCGTGGCTTTGACATGTACAAGACTAACAATATTGCAGCTACTACTAACGCAGCTGGTAAGTGTATTGCTGGTCACATGTCATCTACTTGTACTGCACAGACTATCATCAACACTGAAGTAGTCCGTGACACTGCAAGCTTTGGTGATATTGTACGTGGTCTTCACGTCTACGGAGCCAAGGTACTTCGTCCTGAAGCACTTGTCTCTGCCTTCTACGGCATCGACTAAAAACGGAGTGGGGGATGAAATACTCCCCCTTTTCTATTATGCCACAGATTGGAAGCGAACAAAATCCTATTCGAATGGGTACAGGCAAAATTAAGTTACGGGGCCGATACCTAAAAAACGAAGACAAGAAAAAGTACGACGATAACTATGATCGTATTTTTGGGAGGAAAAAAGATGGAAATGAAAAAAGATAAGCGCATGAAATATGGTATGGGCGGCATGTCACGAAAGCCTTACATGGGCGGTGGAATGTACCGTAAACCAATGGCTCATGGCGGCAAAGCTGGATATAGCAGTGTAAGAGATATGGAAAAGGCTTGCATGACTAAAGCAGACCATAACATGTCAATGCGTCAAGAATGAAAGTCAAAGCTCCCGAAGGCTATCATTGGATGAAAAAGGGCAACGAATATAAGCTTATGAAAGATCCTAAAGATGGTTACAAACCCCACAAAGGTGCTTCAAAAGAAGCTAACTTTGAAATTCAAAAGGTTCATAAAAAATAATGGCTGCTACTTATCTTGAAATTACAAACGAGTTGCTGCGAGAGTCAAATGAAGTGGCTCTTACATCTGCTACGTTTGCTGGAGCTATTGGCGTTCAGCAACATGTTAAGGATTGTGTAAACAGAGCATACCTTGATATTGTTAATGAAGAACCTCAGTGGCCTTTTCTTGCTACAGATACAAGCGGCTCTACAGACCCCTTTTATGGTAATACGTATGTCGAAACAGTTGTGGGTACACGCTGGTATTTGTTAAAGCCTTCATCAACTAGCCTAACAACTGATTATGGCTTTATTGATTGGGATACTTTTTATTTAACAACTATCGGTGTAGATGGAGAGTCAACTCCATACACCAGCAAAAATCTTACATTTACAACTACAGAAGAATGGAAAGATTTTTCACGTACATCAGAAAACTTAGATGATGCAGATACTCAAAATTATGGTGAGCCTCGTCGAGTAATTATTAGCCCGGATAATCGTAAGTTTGGTCTAAGCCCTATTCCAGATAAAGTTTATCGCGTATACTTTTATGCTTATAATTTACCAACGGAATTAAGCGCACATGGGGACGAAATAGTATTCCCAAATATTTATAAGCCTGTATTATTGGCTAGAGCCAGATACTATATGCACCAGTTTAAAGAAAGCTCACAGGCTGCAGCATTTGCACTAGAAGACTATAAGCGTGGACTACGACTTATGAAATCTAATCTTATGTCTTCAACACCTGATTACATGTCAACAGATCGTGTGAGGTTTATCTAATGTCTCAGCCTTTTGGCATTTCGTGTAGGGGTGGTTTAAACACTAATCTTAATCAGCTTGAAATGCTTCGACAGCCCGGACTTGCTACCAAGCTTCGAAACTTTGAAGTAGATCCTGATGGAGGCTATCGAAGAATTAGCGGCTTTACACAATATGGCGATACACGACCTAATGGTGATGAAGATATTCTTGGGATTTTTGTGTATGGCGATGGCGTTGTTGTCTGTTCAGGTACTGATATACATTTTAGTCTTGATGGATCAACGTGGATACAAATTAATAAAAGTAGTGTGGCTAATGGTGGTGATAACTATACTACTTTTACGGGCCGCAGTGCCTTAACACGCACAAACCAAGGACAATGCTCATTCACACTTTTTGAAGGTGCAACATACGACTATGGTGAGTTGATCATTGCAGATGGTGCTAACAAGCTTTATTCGTTTCGCATGGAAGGTACTGGCGCACTAACAACCCGTACATTTTTTGCATTTGAAATTACAGTAGATGGTTCTAACGGCGTTAAGTACATAGCTAACCACGACCATCACCTTATTGCAGCAGGCGTAGAAAACAATTTTAATACAGTTTATTACAGTGCATATAATCGTCCTGATGATTTTTCAGGCGCTGGTTCTGGCTCAGTAGTTATATCAGATCAAATTCAAGGCATCCGTGGATTCCGTACTGATTTGATTGTGTTTGCTAAAAACAGTATTCACAAGCTTATAAATATTAACGATGTTGCAAATATACGTATTGATCCTATCACAGAAAACGTGGGTTGTTTGTCGGGCTATAGCATTCAAGAAATTGGTGGTGACCTTTTGTTCTTGAGTCCTGACGGTATTCGTACTATTGCTGGTACGGCTCGTATTGGCGACGTTGAGTTAAGCTCTATATCTCGACAGATTCAAAGCATTATTGGAGATATTGCAAATCAAGTCAACTCGTTTACTATTGATAGTTGCGTACTACGTTCAAAATCTCAATATCGTTTGTTCTATACCCAAAAAAACCTGTCTTCAACTGTATCTAAAGGGATTATTGGGACTTTTACACCTAACGGCTTTGAATGGTCTGAAACACTTGGTATTCAGGCTATGGGGCTTACAACAGGTTTTGATAATAATGGAATTGAACAGGCTTATCACGGCGATAAAGATGGATATATCTATAATCATGATACAGGAAACTCTTTCAATCCTAAAGGCGTTGCAGAAGATATAGTTGCTGAATATCAAACACCTAACTTTGACTTTGGTGATATTGGAACGCGAAAAACTATTAAGTATGTGCGTCTTTCTGTATCGCCCGAGGGTGAGTGCCAGCCAACGCTAAGAATGCGTTTTGATTACGAAGATCCTAAGATTCCACAACCACAAGATTATACACTAGATTCTATTCCACTTCCAGCTATTTTTGGATTATCTCAATTTAATGCAGCAACTTTTGGTGCTGCTAATGATCCAATGTTTAGACAGCCCGTAGAGGGCAGTGGAAATACAATTAGTTTTAGAATTAGAAGCGCAGATACTAAAGCACCGTATGCAATTAATGGTCTTTATATAGATTACATGCCATCGGGTAGGAGATAAATAAATGGCTCAAGATTACACAAGACAAAGTTCATTTAGTGATGGCGACACTATTACCGCATCTCTTTTTAATGATGAGTATAACCAATTAGTTAATGTTTTTACATATTCATCTAGCTCATCGT